CTCCAGGCGATCACCTCCTGCGTGCGGTCATAGACCAGGGAGACCAGCCACCCCTCGACGGTCCAGGCCCAGATTGACGGCTGCGGGGAGCGCGTCCAGACCATCCCCACCAGCCCGGCGCCGAGAAGATGCTCGGCGACAATGGCAATATCGGGAGCGACAAAATCGTCATCGGTCAGCGAGTAGCGAAAGGACCGCAGCGACCGGCCGTCAAAGCCGACGAAGAGCACATCCCCGTCACCGGACTTCACCGGCTTGGCCAGAGAGCTGGTGCCGTGCCCGGTGCGGCCGCGAATCTGAAACTCGGTCGGCGTCAGGGCCGCTTCGTTGCTCCCCTTGAGCGTGAATTCCTGATCAGCCAGCAGCGCCAGCAGTTGATTGGTGGCGATGAGGTGATGGATCTGAGAGCCGCCCGCGGCCAGGGAGAACGTCATGGGCGCATCATCGAGGGTGCCGGCGGTGACATTGAGCGGGTTGCCGTTGCCGCTGGTCCACACCGCCAGGGGCTGCTCGTAGGTGCCGCCCATGGCCAGGCGCTGCTCGAAGGCGGCGGCGGTGCGGGGGTAGCCGAAGAGAGGGGACCAAGCGTCGATTGTCCAGTCAAAATCAGGTGTGATCCCGACCGTTTCAAAGGTTGCTTCCGTCTGGGTGAGAACCACGCCGGCCGCCGCGCCAGAAAAGCCCACCAGTAAATCGGCAGAAACGCCGGTACACTCAAAACTGACTTCGAATACCTCGTCACCAATCAGACCGGCCGGATCGATATTGACGGTTATTTTCCAGTTATTGTTGACCTTTAGCTGTCCGGCATAAGAATAATAAAACTCGGGAGTTACGGTAATCCCTGCCGGTGGTGCAATCGGATTGAGTTTGTATTCCAGACTGCGGTGGTAGAGTGCCTGCCCCTCGAAAACAAACTCGGCGGGGATTGTCATCAGACCGGCCGATATGGCCAGGGAAAATGTTTTACGGATTTTGCCGATGGGAATCGTCGTCGGAAACTCCCCTACAATATCCACCGCCGCCTCAGTCGCCGAGTTGACCGCCGTGACTTCGGCCCGGCCGCCGAGAATATTGAATACGGTCCCGATATGCTTGGCTTCGAAAAAAGGGACGGTTGTCGTCATGGTGGTCGGAGAAATGTTGCTGGCCAACTGCATACTGAGCAGGGTCGACTCGGCGGGGCGATATTGCGGCAATTGGTAGAACGGCACCTTTTCCAGCGTCCAGTCCGTATCCGTGACCAGGATCAACCGCCGGGGAAAGTGATCCGGATGAAACAGATACAGCGTCGATTCGATCTGTTGCGGCACCACGTCCCGCAGCTGCGCCTCTGTGTAGGGGGTGACGATTTCATAGCGCACCCCGGGGGCGGTTTCGATGGGGGTACGGTGCACCACGAACCGCGCCGCCAGGTCGGAGAGCTCCACCCCGTACCCCTTGACCTTGCCGCCGATGATCGGCCGAAAGGGGAGCAGCACCGTAAAGGCCGGTTCCGTCGCCGCAAGCATCGACCCGGCGCGGCGCGAGACACCGCCGGTGACCTTGGGCAGGGCGTTGCGGCACAGCTCGAGGCCGGACTGATACCGGGGGATATCCATGCGGCCGTGCAGCAGGGGGGAGATTTCCCCGCCGTTGAGGCTGCTTTGCTGGACGGTCAGCTTGGCCATCAGCTGTACCTCGCGGTGATCAGGCTCGACTCTTCGAAATCTTCGGACGGCTCTTCCTGGGCGTCGACGCCGCGCGCCTGGTTGAGCAGGGCCACGTACATCTCCCATTGCGCCTGTTGCAGACTGGTCGATTGGGTGAGGGGATAGGCGAGTTTGGCGGCCAGGTTGCGGGCCAGGGCGGCGCAGGCCAGGGCGTCCCACACGGTGAGGTCATCGATGCGGGCGATGTAGCGCAGGTTCAGCGCCGAGGCGTCGCAGAGGATCAGCTTTCCCTCGTGCCGATAGTCGCGGGCCGAGGTTTCGAGGGTGCGCAGCCAGTCGGCGGGGCGCTGATACTGATAGCTGAACCCGTAGGACGGGGCCACGGCCAGCGGCGCCAGCTGCACCCGCCGAACGGCAAAGTTCCACGGATGGCTACGCAAGACTTCTTTCAAGGCGCCGTTCCACAGGGCGCCGGCAGCGGCCGAGGCGCCGGGTTTTTCGAGGCCGAGTTCCTGCAGCGGCGGCTCCCCAAGGTAGATCAGGGCGTTGTTGACAACTTCAATCTGGTTTTCCACAGGAACCTCCCTCGGGGTGAGCACTCAAGAGAACGGGGGAGAAAACCCTCCCCCGTTCGTTCAATGCTCAGGAATTTTCGACGAAGGCAATGCGGAAGCGGATCACCTGCCCGGCCTTGATCGCGGCGCCTGCGTTGGTGGCAATCAGTTCCTCGCTGTCGGCCAGGGTCACGTCGGCGGCGCCGTCAGCCGGAGGAGTGCAGGCCCGGGTTCCGGCGTCGGTGATCGCCGTCGCCGCCAGCAGGGCGGTGGCGGCACCGGTTTTGCCGAGCGCCAGGGTGGCCGCGGCGTTACCGGCCGAGTTGGTGACCTGACACAGGTGCGCAAGGATTTGCGCCCCCGTGGGAAGGGGCGGCAGGTGCAGCACATCCCCCAGTGTGCCGTCAGCCGCCCCCTGGGTGTAGACCTCGTTCATGTAGCGCACCCGGGCGCCCAGATCGATGACCCCGACCCGCTGCACCGGATTGGTGCGCAGCTTGGTCGAGTTGGTGCCGTAAACATCCCCCCGGGGGAGGGGGTCGACCACCATGGGGAAGCTGCGGCGAGGGGTGAAGAACACGGTCAGTGCCATCGCCAGCCAGGCAAAGAGAAAGAAGAACGGCGAAAAAAGGGTTTTCATGGTCAGCTCCTTACGTTGGAGGGGAAAGCCCCCGGTCGTCCGGGGGCGTTTGCTGTCGGAATTAGGCGGTTTCGTCCACCTTGATCTCGACCACGCCTTCGTCCTCGATGCGCACGGCACCGATGGACATCTGGGTGTAGGTCTGGATGGCATGCCGCTTGTCGGGACGCTCGGCGACTTTGTTCTGGATGTCGCGACCGGTGCCGAGGCCCATGTAGCTCTTGCCGTAGATGAAGCAGGAGCGGATGTCTCCGACCTTGGGCAGAAACTCGACGCGCTTCCAGAGCAGCCCCATGAACATGCGGTTGCTCATGGTGTAGTCCTGCAGCGCCTTGAGGGTGTTGTAGTCGGCGGAAGTCAGGGTCGCATCGGCCATGAGAATGGTGAGCTGCTTTGCCGTATAGACAAAGGTGCGCAGGGCGCCCTCTTCTTCGGGAGCGTCGGCCTCGTTGGCGTTCAGAATCTCGATGGCGCCGCGGATCTTGGCCATGGAGATGTTGGTACCGCCGTCGAGGATGATCTGACCGGCAGGGAGCGCCACCAGGGTGTTGTCGACGTTGCGGGCCGAGCCGTTCAGGGCGGCGATGATGACCTTATCCTTCTTGCGGTTCATGGCCGCCACCGATCCCTGGACATACCGGTTGTTCGGATTGTCGAGGATCTTGATGGTGTCGGCCTGGTCGAGGAGGGTCGCCTTGTCGTAATCGCGCAGGTCGATGTAGCGCCGCAGGTGCGCCCCTTCGGAGGTTTTGGTGTCGCCGTGGCGGTCAATGACCTCCTCGGCTTCGGTGTCGCCGTAGCGGTCGATGGCCTTGCTGGCGCCGACGATCCCGGGATGCGGGGTCACCGTCTCTTCGAGGCGGGACTTTTTCTGCTGGGCGACCAGGCGCACGTCGTCGTCGTACTTGATGACGTAGTGATTGGGAATGGTGCTGTCGTCGCGGGGGAGGAGGTCGAGGTGAAGCGGGAACAGGGTGGCCAGAAGAATCTTCATGGCGGCGTCTCCTTTACAATGGGGGGTCGAAGGTCTGACATCCCAGGTTGTCCGCCGCCCGGCGGGCCTGCTGTACTGGTGGGGGTGCGGGGGCTCTCGCCTTGTCCGCTGCGGCCGTCTCTCCGGCTGTCACCTTTTCTTTGCTGCCGGGGCGTAGAGGTTCGCCCCTCGTATCGCACGGGTTTCGGCCGCAGGTCCCTAGGGGGAATTAACCCCCGGTTTTATCCTTGTAGCCGCGGGCATAGGCCGCGTTCACCTTGGCCACCACGCGGCCGTGATCGGCGTGTTTCTCATCCATGTAGGCGGGGCTGCGGCGCAGCTGGTCCACATCTTCGATCTCTCCGGCGCCCATTTCGTTGGCGCTCTTGTCGTCTTCGAACTGTTCCCCGACGAAATCGAGGAGACGGATCACGTCGGGATCGTTCATCAGGTGCGGCTTGGTGGTGATGGCCTTGGTCAGCGTCTCGGGCGCCTGAGACAGGGCAAAGTTGCTGCGGCTCATCCGCTTGTCATAGTCGGCGCCCCACTCGGTCTTGAGCTCTGCGGAGGCTTTTTCCATGCTGGCCTTTTCTGCGGCCAGCCCTTCGCCGAGGAGACTGCCGTACAGCGCCAGCACCCCTTGAGCCTGCTTGTTGTTCAGGCCCACCGAATGGAGGGAGGCCAAAACCTTTTTCTCGCCCTCGGGGTTGCGCTCATACCCTTCGGGGAGATAGTTCTCGATTTTGTATTTGTCGGGCGTCTCGGGAGGAGCGTCCCCCGAGCCGAGGCGCTTTTCGAGATTGCCATAACTGGGAATTGCCTTACGGGCAATGGCTTCCCAGTTGGGTTTGCCGTCTTCACCGTTCACGAGAAACTTCTCGGGAATGGTGAATTCGTCGCCTTTGGCTTCGGCCGGTTTGCCCTCGGCGGTTTTGCCGGTCAGCAGACCGCCCGCGGCCCCGGGTGCCTTCTCGGCGGCAGCCGCAGCGGCGGCCTGATCACCTTCACCGGCGGCACCGGCTGCGGCTTCTCCCTCGCGGGGAAGCAGATCGACATGGAGGGGAAACGGATTGCAAAGGATACGCTTCACGCGGCCCCGCCCTTCTCCCCGGCAACGATCGCACCAGCGCGGGCTTCGGCTTGGGCCAGCAGGGCCGGATCCGTTTCTTCCTGCATCAGGTCGGTGAGCTCTTCGAGAGTGGCACTCTCCTCGATCAGGGCCGCGAGGGTGTCGGCATCCTTGGCCGGTTCGGTCCCTTTACCTGGTTTTTTGCCGCCCTTTTTCGGGGCCGGAGCAACAGTCGGGTCGACGGCGCGGGCGTCGCGGTTCTGTTCCAGCTCGGAGAGCCGCGCGAGCATCGCCTGATAATCGGTCGTATCCACCAGCATCAGCCCGCGGGTGCCGGCTTCTTTGGCCAGTTCTTCGATAGAGACCGACCCGAGAGCCAGGATCACGGAGCGGGGCGGCGGCCCGGGAAGGCCTGCCACCTGTTTGGTGCCGGGCGCCTGGGGATCATCAACGGGCACTTCTTCAATGACGTGTCCCTTGCCTTCGACAAACCGCATGATCGAGCGCGTGCGTGTCATACTCTTCCTCCTTGCTATTGGCCGACCTTGGCCATGATCTCCAGTATCAATTCCGCGCGGGCGGCCTTGCGGGCCATCTGCAGCGGATCGGGGTCAAACGTCGACAGGTAAAGGTTTTCCATCGCCAGCTCTTCGAGGATCGCCCGACCGTCCGGGTCATCCTGAAAAATGCGGCACCAGGCGGACTGTGGGACGGCGTGATGCTCAGACATTCAGGCCTCCCAACTCGGAAGGAGAGGGAGCGGCAACGCGCTTGCCGCCCGGCTGTCCGGGTCCCGGCATTCCGGCGGGCATCATCGCTTCGGCTCCAGGAGCGGCGGCGGCCTGGGCGCCCTGGGCAGCTTTGGCGGCCTGGTCCTCGCGCACCTTGCGGAGGTCCTTGATCTTTTCGGGGGTGAGAATCAGCGATTGCGGCACGCCCAGCAGCTCGCCGCGCTTGCGTTCGGCGGCATCCCAGTCGTAAACGTCCATCGTCTCGGGGCGGACCTTCGTCTTCTCCATCAGCCCCATTTCGAAACGATCCATAGCCGCCACGTCTTCCATCTGCTGCGCCCGGGCAAGCGGCGAGATGTAGCGCAGCCGCAGGGGCTGCTGACGCAGAGGCTCGGGCGGATACTTCTTGTTTTTGATGTCCTTGCGCAGCTTGATGTAAAAACAGCGAAAGACCATGGTCTGCAAAAACTCGCTTTGCATCCGGCCGAACATCGGCCCGAGGAGCTGGCGCAGCAGATTGACGCGGTAGTGCCATTCGGTCGCCGTGCGGGCCGGGCCCTGCTCGTTGAGAGGCCCGAGCTGATCGGCCATCATCATGCGGCGGATGGTGGAGCGTTTTTCCTCCCCCTTGATCGAGCCGAATTCCATCTTTCCCGGGGGGTTGATCGGGAAAAAAGAATCCTTCGATTTCATCATGATGATCTTCTTGGGGCCGATCCGGACCGTCTTCGGATTCAGTACGCCATCATCGACCGCGCCCCACATCCCCGAAATCTGCATGTCTCCGTTGGCCAGACTCAACCGCTCCACCTCGTTCAGGGTCTTGGCGTCCGGCAGCACAAAAGACACCGGGCCCTGAGCATAGACGCTGTTCGGCAGCTTCAGCCAACGCGGAACGGCCACCGGAAACTCGGCGTAACCGCCGCTGCGCACGATCCGCTTGGTGGTGGTGCAGACGTGGAAAGAATCGAACGGCAGCAGGGCATCCTTTGTCGCCTTCGGCTTCCCCTTCTCCAGGGACTTCGGCGCGATGTATTGCAGAAAGGGAAAACGCTGATAGGGATTTTTTGCCACGGCCTCGACAATCTTCTCCGGACAGCGGCTGCCGTACTCGCGCACCGCCTGCTGTGCCGTCAGCGTGAACTGGCGAATGACCGTATCGACCAGCCCGCCTTTTTTGGTCGTCGCAAACCAGCACGAGGCCAGGGGCCAGGTCTCGAACATGTAGTCCGTTTCCTCGCCCTCCTCGATGTAGAGGGCACACCATCCGGCGTCCACCACGTCGAGCATGGCCTCGAACCCGGCGGCATCGTAGTTGCTGGAGTGGATGCCCTTGTGGATCTCCGTCGCCTCGCCGTCGAGCCAGGCCTTGACCTCGCCGCTGGCATCGTCTCCGGCACCGAACCCGAACCACAGGGAATTGGCTGGAGTCATGCCGGAGACCAGAGTGCTCGCCAAGATGTTGGCCGAATCGGTCACGGTGCTGTCATTGAGACCGGCCTGCATCTGCGCGGCCTGCTGCTGGGCGACTTCAGGGGTGATGTCGTTACCGGCGCCGAATTCAACGCCACGGATGGGGTGGGAATATTGGTAACACTGGCGAACGTGATGTTCGAGGGGGAGGCGGGAGGCTTTCAGGGATTCATGAAATCGGACGATATCGGCACCGGTCATGTGTCACCCCTGGGTAGATTGATCCTGACCCTCCTTAAAAATTGGCTGCCCGGGTAGCCGGGCCCGGGCAGCCGGGACAGGAGGGAGTTGCATACGGACAACCTTTTATCATAACCGGGGGAAGCCTTCTGCCAATAGCCTTCACTAATTATTTATCGGAGACGATGGTGCGAATCTGCCGGGGAGAAAGATCAAACGCCAGAGCCAGCTCCTGACCGTTGCAGCCATTGAACCGGGTGCGTATCCTGCGGTCCCGCTCCATGCGGTCCATGGTGCGCCGGTCGGGAAACGTCAACCGTTGCCCGCCCAGCTCCTCCACGATCACCGCGATGATCACCGGGGCCAGGTGATCGAACTCCCGGTGCAGACGACCATAAAACTCCCTCAGAATCTCGGCGTTTTCCATCTGTTCCTCCCTGGCAAGTTTCCATAAAAAGTTTAATTGAATCGACCTGTGCGGATAAACGCCTTGCGAACAAAAACAAGAGCCCGCGCCCACCCCATGCGACCGAGGGACACCCCATCGGCCGAAACATCGTAGCTGTCAATCCGTCCGGATCGGGCCAGCGTAAACTCGTGCCGCACCACCTGGCCGCAGTCATAGTCCTCGATGATCACCCGCCGGCGGATCAGGAGAGGTTCGGCGGGGTAATCAGGAGCGTCTCCTTCGAGGCGGAGACGCTCCTTTGCTGCACGGGCGACGGCCATGCGTTCGTTGAACTTTCGACTTCCCTTGGTGCGTTTACGGTACATGTCAACCTTGCACGGTCCGGCTAATCAAAGGTTATAACCACACCCTTTTGAACTGTGCTCCG